AGCTAGGGAGGGAATTGCACCCTCCGTTAAATCTATTTAGCTTTTTTTGCAGTCTTTGCTGAGCGTTTAAAGTTTGCAGCAGTAGGTGCACCTTTTGATCCAGGCTTCCTCATCTTCTCTCCGCTACCACTAGCAATACGCTTGCGCTTAGCGTGAATGTTTGCATACAATCCTTTTCCAGGCATCAGAAAACTCCAGGGATAAGTTGACCAGTTGTTACATAGGATCCAATGGCTGCAATAACACCAAGCATTGCAAGGCGTCCATTGAGCATTTCTGCTTTTTCGTTGTGTGTCACGGTTACTTCTTGTGTGTACATACG